ATATTATCCCAATCATTCGAACCCGATAAATCTAATTCGTCTTCTAATTGTTCTTTAATTACCTTTTTAACAATTCTTGATAAATTACTTCCTGTTAATTTTACTAATTTTTTCATATTACATTAATAATTGTCTACCATCGGTAGTCTTATAAACTTTATCTACTCTTTCTACTATTTCTTTACCGTCATTGATGATACATTCATCACCAACACATTCTTTTTCTTTAGATTTATCATTACCTAAAAACTCATCAAGGTTATTTTCTAATTCACCTTGTTTTTTCTTATCATTGTTGTCAATCATAACATTTGATTTTCTTTGTGTTATTACTTAATAAATATCTCTCTATTGAGAAAGCACCCGTTTTATGTTATTAATCACTAAACCTTCTTTATTAGATAAAATGATTTTGTTTTGAAATTTATCCCAATCTATTTGATAATTTTTATGAACTATGTTTCCCGATTCTAAATTATGTTCTTCTTCAATCAATCCATTAAGGGCATTGATTGTATAAAAACACTCACCTTTTTTATGTATTATGATTGTTGTTGGAAATATACTCTTTAAGTCTATTCTTTTCCCATCTTTAAGGAATATTTTATAAGTTACTATTTTCTTTATAGGTTCATCTATATTGTCATAGATAAAGATTTTCTCTCTTTCTATATTGAACCTTTTACCTAAATAATCTAAAAAGGTGTCTAATCTTTCCGGAAATACGAAAGACGCTAAAATTATACTTCTATCCATCACTCTCTATATCAAATAAATAAGGAAGAAATTTAACCTTATTGTTTATCTTTGTCATTACATCATTATATTTATTAAATATTTCTGTACCTACCAAAAGGCACCCTGACAAATTACACAATTTAGTAACTACCTTATCGGGATCGATACCGAGATAACTTACAATTTCTAAATCAATACCAAAAATCATACCCTCAGCGTACAAATAGACCATTCTATCTTCATGAACATAAATTATTGGTCTCTCAAAAGAATAAATTTTGCGAATAATTTTTTTTATTTTTTTTCTTGAATCATGGATGAGGTCAACATATATGTATGGAATTCCATCACCTATTTTATTGTAACACTTATAGATAAAATTTGTTACATCCTTCTCATACTCTACCTTTCTTTCTTTGGGAGAGAATGTCCAACAAGTTGTCGGACTAATTTCCTTATGTAGTATGGATACCTCATCACCATATAACTCCTTTGTCTTATCCCAACCCACTATAAGTGTGGGTAAACCCTTTTGAATGGTTTCAACCTTCCTACATACCTTAAAATGGGGATCTTCTATTTTTGTTGCCGTGACAATGTTTCCTAAATACATAACCACAAATATAATGATTTAATGTGAGAATAAAAAGTTACCCTTCATATTCAGCTTTTAACGCGAATACTTCTGTTAGTATTTCTAATTTTTTTAATCTATCATTTTCACCATTAGAGGGGTATTTACCATTAACTGCTCTACCAACAATTTGAGCTTCTGCAACCGTACCTTCTTTGAAGGTGATTACACCTTGTTCAAACTTTCTGGTTGGTACCTTACCTATATCTCTCCACCACACTAATGATGCAAGTAACGCACTATCTACTGAATCATTTATTAAATCTGGGTTAGTTAGAACATCTTTAAATGGTTGTACACCATCAGAGTCAACATATTTAGATAATTTAGTATAGTTTGCTCTTCCTGTTATTTGAAGGTATCCCCTGCCTCTAAATCTATAACCGTCGTCAATCTCTGTATTACCTAATTTTTTATTATTTTCATAATTTGCTTGGGTGATTGTATCTGCTGGAGTTACTTTACCAGGAACACTAACCACATCTTTAGGTGACCATATTTCACTCACATGTTTAAAATTACCTGATTCATGTAAACATTGAGCCATAAAGTTTAACACTTCTCCGTTTGTATCTAAACCGAATTTCGGTAAATGTTTGTTTAAAGCTACAGATAATTGTTCATAAGTTTCTGTTGCAGTTGTTGTGCCGTCACTAAATTTAATTCCTAATTCAGGATTCTTCAAAGTGGTAGGTGTTATTTTAGGTGTTACACCATCAGCATTATCTGTAAAGGGGAAAGGTCCTGTTGGGTCAGCAATGACAAAATCATAATTCACACCTGTGTCAGGCCCACTTAAATTAGTTAATTCTTGTCTTTGAGCTACTTCATCAAACTCATCGAAATCAATATTTAAAAATGTTGTTGACGTATCTACTACTGGGGAAACGAAACTAGATTGTCTTAAACCAGTAAATGAAGTTGTCATATGGTTTGGAGTGATACTATGTTCGACACTAGTAATAAGATATGCACCAGTGTAAAATGGTACATTATCTAACTGAAAATACATTAGTGGTTGAATATTCATACAACCTAATGCCTCTATTTTACACGTATATGACCTCACAGCAAATAAACTATATAAATCTGTACCTTGATAAGCCCTTTGGACACCACTTCTTTTATCAACAAGGTTAGCCAATTGTTTAATGTACTCACCTGTTGTTTTATGTTCCTCTTGATTTAAAGAAACGTTTTTAAAAATTGATTGATTTTCAGCACCAAATGCTACTCTAAACGCAACTAATTTATATGACTCTTCATCTCCTTCTATTTTTTTAGGTTCTGCCGACATATCAGAAGGTGGTGTATCACTAAAAATATCAAAACCATCATTACTATAATCATATCTTTCACCAATATCTAAACTTTTAGATTGACCACCAGCATAAATACAAACATAAGCCGGTCCTGTTGAACTATTTTCATCACTTATATCAGTTATTGGTGTGAACATTTTATTTACCTCTGCAGCATCTTTGAAATTGATGAAGGTTGGTAAGATTTGAAATATGAAATTACTATCCCTTAATAATTTACTAATATAATAATAAAGATTTGAGTTTGGGTTGTCTGCTAATGTAGTAACACTATCAAGATTTATTACCGCCTTATCACCTATATCCGACCAAGCACGATCAATAAAGTTGAAGTAGTCAATTAATTGTTTTTTACCATCACCAATACTAGATCCACAGATATTGAAAATTTTACCATCTGGTGTACCACCTATCCATTTATCATAGATTTCTTTAAAATAACCATACATTGAAGCTTTTAAATCAGAATTGTTCGTTGTATTATCCGTATTGTTTTTACCATCGTCATTTTCACTAGGGTTAGATTTCTCATCAACTACATCACGTTTAAAATTTGAAAACCCAGTACTGAAACTACTGAAGTATGTTTCTAAATCTATTTTTGAAATTGATAAGTTTGTGGTAGGTGCGGCGAATATTTTAGGTGAAACGATAACCATATTTTCTTCTTGTGAAAGGATAGATAATAAATTTTCACCACCAGATTGAGATCTATCCCCATTAGGTTGAGACCCTATATATCTTCTCATTTGCTTTTCAAATACTTCGAAACTACCATCATCTACCCATTTTATAAAGAAATCGATTAAATTGTTTTCTGTTGCAGTTGGTAACCCATCGATATATTTATCAGAGGGGTCAGAATATGTTTTCTCCCACTCCGGTTTATCACCTTTAAAGTCTTTAGCCGACATTATTGTGATATACTTATCTTTTGAACCAGCACTTAAACCTGTTGAGCTATCAGTTATTGGATCAATAGTCTGTTTACTTCTCCATATTGTACCACCGAACCAAACCATAAATAATTTAGGTACAGTTAATATTTTTGCGACATCGTATTTAGGTAATTTATTAATATATTCTTTAATTACATCCTCAAATTTTAAATATGGTATAGTACTTAATAATAATAGAGCTTGACTATAAGAATTACCATTATTTTGATTCCAAATATCACTATCAATTAAATTAGTACCATCAGAAAGTTTATCTAAATAAGTATTCGCACTAGGTAAACCTTTTGTTGATGGTGTAGGATTTTTTCCATCTATTATAGATATATCACTAATTTTTAATTTATAACTAGAAGACCATTCTTCTTCTCCAATTATTTCATCACTAATAGTTTTAGGAAAAACTAAATAACTTACATTATGTTTATAAAGATTACTACTAGTGAAAGTGAACATACCTTCATCTTTATTTTCATTTTTAATTTTTATAGTGTCTAGATCTGTTTCAAACTTTGTTTGGATGTTTGTATCTAAATAACTACTATTTTGGATGATTGATCGAGCATCATTACCAACTTTTAAGAATTCAATATCACTATTAGTTTTATCACCACTAATTTTTGTGTCACCAATAGTTGCTTCACTATCAGTCATTATATAGTTATTACCTGATTTTTGTATTAACCCAGATTTTTCCCCGTAAGCTATTGCAGAATCTAATACACCATCTTCAAGAATTTTATCTAACCTATCCCTAAAATCAGGTGTTGTAACTGATAACGCAGCAGTACCACCTTCAATCATTGCGTATGATTTAAATAATTTACCACTAATGTTTGAATAGTCTCTTAACGTAAAGGCTCGTTTTAATAGTAATTCATGGAATTTGATTGGTACATTGTTTTCTGAAGTTTCCTTCCAAGCGTCTGTAGACGCAAATGGCGCATAAGGGTTACTACCATTATCTTCAGGGTTAATAGGTAACCAATTGTCACTACTATTGTTTTTAGTTGCTTCTGCGACTAATTCTCTATTTCTTTTTAATTCAGCGGTTGATTTCACATACCCATCTATAACATCCTCAACGAATTTAACTTCAGGGAAAACTGATTCGTCTATATTTTCATCACCTAACCATTTAGCCTGTAATTTTTTATCATTTAAACCATAAACACCAGTCCATGCATATATTTGTTTTTTATTATTTGTACTAATCGGTTGTGTAGATCCATCAATACCTGGTATATCTGTAACTATTGTATTTCTCACAAGATTTTTATACCTTTCTTCAGTTTTTTCTTCTGCTTTCACAGAAATTTCATGTATTGTTTCAAGCATCGCTTGAACATTATTCATAATAATGTTAAATACGTCCCTTATCGTTGGGTTAAATCCTAGTTTTTTAGCTAACTCTTCATTAATCTTTTTAATAACTTCCTCTTTCTTTACATCTCTTTTTGATTTTATATTAGTTAATTCTTTCTGCACTTCCGATCTCATCGATGCAAAGTCATACACTAAAACAAAATCCCCATTATTAAATTTATTTTCACCTGTGAATTGTTTAATAAAGTCTTCCTTCGGAGATAATGGATCATTATTGGGGTATCCCCATTCATCTTCAGGTAAAAATTCTGTTTGTGTGGTAATATTTTTATATAACTCACTTTTAACATTAAAAAATTGATCAACGAAATCGCTGAATTTAACCTTATTGTTCTCGTCTGATTCTTTTATAAATGGTGTAGGGTCAGCGTGGTTACCTTCACTATCAAAATTAAATATACTTTCAGCAAAATTAATTTCAGAATTCTTTTCTAAATTATTTTCAATCAGATATTCCTGATATTGTTTTTGCAATTTACCGCCAACACTTGCCCATTCATTAAAATATTTTATTTTTGTTTCTTTTACAACTATAATATCTCGTACAGAAATATAACTTTCTCCCCGTTTTAAATCATCTTCATTAATTTTATCAGTAGTAGTTGTACCTTTATCTTTGAAATCCTTATTACCATCTTTTTCTGCAATAGGTATAGGTCTACCAATAAAACCTAACAATTCTTCCAATAAACTGACACTAGTATTATATTGTGTAAGTGTTTGGAAATCTTCACTATTCGATTTTAGTGAAGCTAAATCTACCTGTATTCTACTAATATCATTTAAAAAAGTGTCTATGGGTGGTGTAGGTTCAATTACACCTTTTTCGTCTTTACTTTTATCAACATTAATAAATAATTTAGATAGGTTTTGTTTACCTTCATCAGTATTAATAACACCGATAACATTTTCCATTTTAATATCCGCCAAAAATGCTTGTTGAAACCCTAGGAAATTGGCTTTAATTTCAAAATTACCTGTACTACCATCAAAACTAGAATTCCATTTTGTCATATGTAAACAATATGTTACAGGTTTTCCAAAATACCCTTTTAAAGTTAACTCAAATACTGGGTATGGTAATTTAAAAAATATACTATATGGTGATTTTCTATTATCTTGATCAATAACATCAAATAATGATGATCCCCTAACATCGAGAAATGTGACATCTACTTGTGGTACTAAACTAGCGTTGTATTTAATATCAATACTTTTAATACCAAAACCTTCAACTACTCCCCCAGGATTATTACCACTACTTAAACCACCCATTTCAGTAAAATCAGTTGTAGCATAACTAACACCATCATTTAAAATGGTTTTACCATCATTACCATACTTTACGTTGGTGGAGATGAAATTAATAACTTGATCAGAATTAGATTCTTGATTTAATATCCCACTATTATCTTCCTGTAATATTGCACTTCTACCTCTAGCTATTGCTCGAAATTTTACATACATAAATAAATCTTCTGTTGGTACAACATCCCTACCATGTGGGTTAGGGTCAATTAATATAAGTTTTCCTTTTTCTGTTGTTGTTGGTCCGCTTGAATTATTTAATTCCATATAATATATCGTATTTCTTTACCTCTCCAATGTATTGTTGTAAACTATCTTTAAATGGGTATGGTATTCTTATTATCTCCCCATCAGGTATTGAATCTTCGACACCACCATATTGTGGGTTTGCTAACATAATCATCCAGCCATGATATGGATTTCCATAATATTGTTGACTTAACTTATCCATCCTATCTCTTTGGATTTTCCAAACAACAGTTTTGTCACTACCTTTTGGATCCATTTTAATGAATGGTAACGGTTTATATTTACCGTCTATTTTAAATGATTGATATCTATCGTAATATTCTTTAGCCATTGTTTATATCTTTTTTGGGATATTACCTTCTTTATATGTTGATGTAGTAGTGTCCCACACATAAGTAAAGATTTTAGTTTTACTTACATTAATATCATTTGTAAAAAATCCTTTTGCTTTAATCTTAATCGCACTACTAGATCTTAATTGTTGTATCTCATCAAATTTACTAGAATATTCTTTTTCATATTTTTCTATTTTTCTATCAGAACTATTTGTACCACCAGATAATGAATTTAGTTTTGTAGAAATACTATTAAGTTCATTATCCAATTTAGCAAACGCTTGTGCGGTAGATGCTGCACTACTATATTTATCAAAATTGGCAATTCCGTATTCTTTCGTTTCTTCATTGAACTCTTCAATTTTTAATTGTGATGTCATATCAGAAAATTCAACACGTAATTTATTAGTTCCGGTTGCGTCAACAATAAGTGACGGTAGTGATAATTCACCACCTTTCTTTGACCTAACAATTATTTTATTGACTTCGCTCTCTGGTCCAGAGTCAAATTCTATTGATCCTTTTATTTTTGCTTCTTCCGCTGCTTCATATGCTGCTTCTTTTTCTTTACTAGCTTCTTCATCTATTGGAATTTCTGATTTAAGTTGTTTTGCATATTGTTCAGTATTAATACCAGCTTTCTCTCTTTGTTCACTTAATTTAATACCATCCTGTATTTCACCTTTACCACCATCTAATTTAATAGTGTCAGATCTAGGATCATACATTTCAGTATTTGCATAGTAGTTAAACGATAATGCGTTTTGTAATCTATTAATCGGTCCCCTCATAGATTGACCACCAATAATTTCTATTGACATATTAACATCAACTATCATTGGTTGGACACCTATACCTTCAGGATTTAAATCCCATTGTGGTGAATTACCACCACCAGCATAGTTAATATTTAAATTATTTATAAGAACTTTAGAATGGAAGAAATCCCCCAACCTTAATATACAAACTGGAGGTCTACCAAATGCTAGATTTTGTGGTTTTATTGTATCACTTTTATCGTAGATACTTGGACCCTGTCTCATACATTGTTGTAGAAATGTTAAACGACTATTCAACCCTTCAGGTGTGTTAGAGTGAAACCCTGGATGGAAATATTTTATTTTTTCACTAATTGTTGCAAAATAATTAGGAAACTCATCATCTATCATTTCATAATATGATGTTTCATTTATGAATAAATCTCTTACTACATCTAAATCTTGACCTATAATCTCATTTAAGGGTGCTCCCAGTTGTTTGGAAGGTTCTGCAATCTCTTCATCGGTGGTTGGATTATATTCAATAATTACCTCAACTCTTCTATCTTTAATTGCTAAATCACCATCGACAATCCCATCTTTACTAGCAGCTGATGACGTGTCTTTTTTATCTATACTCTTAAATTTAGCTTTACTATTTGCTAATGTTTGTAAAAAGGTTTTTACCTCGTCAATTCTTTCAGAACTTATACTACCTTCATCGTCTATGTTCTTCCCATCTTCCCCAGCTTTTGATTGAAATCCTCTAATAGAAATTGTTGACCTTTCATTAAATTTTAAAACTTGACCAATGAAACTACCTTCACCTTCATTTTGTATAGTTAAAAATGTTTCATTTAACCCTTGTGGGTTATAACTGTCTGTTGGTAAGTCTGATGATCCATCCTCAAAATATACTTGGAATTCTGATCGTTGACTGTTATTACTACTTTTTGATTCCCTTACTATACTATTTACCTTTTTCTCCAATTCAGCTTTAGTTGATTGGTCTAATAAACTACTATTTTTTTGTATTAATTCTAAAAACTCGTTAGGGTCAACACAACCAGCAACAAACTTTTCTATATTATTATTTTGTCTGCCCCTATATTCATTCATTATTCTAGGGTGATCCACTAATATTTTAAATCTTAACTGTCCACTTCTTTTTGTATTGTTGTAAGTATAAACAGGTTCACCTCTACCAATGAAATCTGTTCCTTGCCAATTAGCAGTTACACTTTCATCAAATTGAACATCATATGGTGCAAACCACATCATTCTACCTTTGTGACCACTTATCAAATCTCCCGGACCGATTTCCTGTAATGGTAGATCAGCAATGTTATCTGTCCATGCTAGATTTTCAATAGATAACATATATTTTTTGAAGGTTGTTATGGAATCATCAAGTATAGGGTGGGTCTTAACTATACCATTATTTTGTAATACACTTAACGATGATTTATCAGTTGATGTTGAAAACCCTGGTTTACCATCTTGTTTAGTAAACAACCCACTATTTCTTATTGCGTTTTTATATGAATAACCATCAGTTAATTGACCACTTTCTCTAGGGTCAACTGATTTTGTCCACACTCTACAAAATATTTCACCCCCCTCAGTGGTTTTACTAATAGCGTTACCTCTACTAATTTTTCTTCCTGTTACTTTATCTTTAAAGAACTTACTAGTTTGATTAATATACACATCAGTTTCAGAATAGTTGTCTAATAGTTCTTTTGTTTTAGATAAAATTGTTTTGTCATTGAAGGTTACGTTTCCATTTACATCATCATAATAAGGTGACCAAGAAAAATTATTAGGTGGTTTAACCGCATCTGTTTCACTATTACCATTAAAATCTTCAGACCTAAATATCCTTCCGATACCTCCAGCATTATTTGTAGAAGATTCATTCCCAATATAATACCTACTTGTTGGTGCTCTATCACCTAATAAACCGAATAATCTTGGACTACTATAGTCGGGTATATATTGGTTTCTAGATAATAAAGAGAATATTTCTTTCTTTTGTCCTGTACTAGTTCTACCTAATAACTCATCCATACGTTTTTCAGTTGATAAACCTAATTCACTAGTGATACCTAATTTGGATAATATTTTTCTTACATTTTGTTTTACCTTACCACCTTTAGCGGTATTAAATTCTTGCCATCCGATTGCACCTTTTGGGATAATACTTACAGGTAATTGTATCCCTTGGATTTTTCCTATGAAGTCTACACCTTTTCCGATAGGATTTTTAGCTACTGTAATATCATATTTTGGTATGATTAAACTATTACCTTGAGCTAAACTTAAAGGATTGGTGTTAACTCTATCAATCGTTTCATTAATCAAATTTTGGTTAACCTTTTCAGTAATGTGAAATTCTAGTTGTTCTGAACCTATTATACCTAACGGAGACTCAAACTCCAACGTCCTGTTAGCGTCAATGGCTGTGAATGGATTACTGATACCAATGTTACTACTATTGTAGATTAAACCGAAGTTCTGTGTGTTATAAGGTGCACGTCTTTGTTTTGTTGCATCTATGTTTGGAGTAATTACTTCATACTCTCTTGCTTCATCCTGATTAATGTATCTATTATAATTTAATAAAACATCACGACTACTTTCGCCATCTAATTCAATTCCACCTTCTTCATCAAATTGTATATACTCACCTACTAATGAATTAGGTACACCTATTACTTTTCCTATATCTTGATAAAATGCTTGTAAAAAACCTTCCTTAATTTCAAAAGGAACTGGGGGTGGCAAATTGCGACCTATTAAGAATTCTCTAAACTCTACTGAACTTGATAATAATCCCGGCATATAATTTATTTATTAATAAATACTGTACAAGAAATTTCCCGGGACATATAATATTATTATATTTACTTGTTTTAAGTTATTTTTGATTTATTAAGTAATAATTAAAGGTCCTGTTATAAGGACCGTCATTATTTGGGGGTAAGTAAAGGTTAGTAACTAATTATATTTTAATTACATTGGAACTGATACTACACCAGTACCTCTACCACCATTCTTACCATCCCAATTATCTGCCATAACATCATACACCTTATCCATTATTTTTGTCTCAATATCTCTTTTATATTTTTCTAAATCCATTTGTGAAGTCGCGCTACCATCTTCATTTGATACTGTAATTTTTCCACCAATAAGTATATTACCAGTTAATGGTTCAATCTTCATACTCTCACCACCTACTGGTGATTTTGATGATGGTATGTTAATTTTAGGTATTTCTATTGGTTGGTTTATCTTTTCATAAATTTGAGCTAATGATCCAGCAATTGGTCCACCAGCCTTACCACTAAACATATCATCCTCTGAAGTGAAAGAAACTGCTGGTTGACCTTTCCTCATAATAAAGTCCTTCTCCTCCTCAACAGGAATTTCAGGATCCTTTATGTCCTCAATATTTGAATCGGTATTCATACTTTGTCTAATAATGGCTGTCATCTCTTTTTTAATTGTTTCTATATCCATCTTTTCTAAAGAATCTGAAATGAACTCCATATTACCCTGTATCATATCCTGAAACCCTGCTGACATAGTTGTAGTAATTTCAGCAACACTACCAGCTACTTTTGATAAGTCTTTAAACCCTGGAGATTTAGTAATTGCATCAAATGAAGCATCAATAACTGCTTGATTTGTATCCTGCATTTTACCTATTTGTGGATCTAGATTTTTTGCAGTTTTTTCATATACACCTGTTTTAAGGACAATACCTGTCTGAAATTGTTCAACAATAGAAGTAAGTAACTCATTGGTAGTCATTGCTTCCTTTGCAGTCATCATTATCGCATCTTGTTCTGTTGAAGGTGCTTTCATAGCCTCTTCTAATTCTGCCGTATTTAAATCCTGTACTGCGACAGCTTCACCACCAACATCAACTTTCCATTTTTGATCTGTTTTGTCAAACTTTGCTAATGATGCAATTTTTTCTTGTTGGTCATCGTCAAACATATTACCACCGATATCCATTTTGATCTGTGACATCTTACTCATTTGACGAGCGGTATCTATAATTTCATCTTTATTTAAACCTAATGATTCAGCCATTGATTGAATCTGCATCCTAGCTTCGGGTGGCATTTCAAATTCTCCAGTTTCTTTATTAAACTGCATCATATTTTTAGTGACTTCACCTACCCTCTTCGCCAATTCTTCTGGTGCATTTCTTGCTTCATACATCAATTGTATTGGATCTCCGAATGCTGCTGCTACATCACCACCTAACATTTGTAAGTTAGCTGACGCTTCAATAGCTGCTTCAGGTTCATAAAACTTATCAGCCATACTCAACATATCAGAAATTTCCATTTTCATCTTTACAGATAGTTTTGCCATTTCTGACATTCCCTTAACACCACCCTTGAATGACATATTCTGCATTTGTTTAAAATTATCTGATAACTTACCAACAACTTTTGATGAGTTTAGACCCATCTTCTGTGAGTCAGCAACTAGGTTAGTAATGTTTTCACTAAAACCTTCTGAACCAACACCCATTGCATCAAAACGTTCAGCTAAAGCCGCAGCAGAATCACCCATCAATCCGGTGGCTTTCTCAATTGCGTAAATTCTTTGAACTTCTTCAGGGTCTAAAATACGAACCCTACCTGATTCTGATGAAAATTTTGTATATATAGATTTAACATCGTCTAACCCACCACCTAATTCTTGAACCCCTTGAAGTGATTTAGTAAATGTTTTCCCAAATGCTTTTTGATTATTCGCGGAGATACCTATAGATATAGATGTTTGTTTATATGTTTTAGCAATTTCTTCCCCAACCTTATATTGGGCGTTTAAATCAGAAGCAAACTTTGCATTGTTTTTATAAATACCTGCAACACTATTACCTATACTTTTAAAAAGAGAGTCACCGTCACCAATCTTACTAACCCAATTACTAGTTTCTTTGGTTACCCCTTTTATATCCTTCTTTAATTGACCGATTAAATCCCTTAAACAACCAACCGCATCACCAATTCTATTAGGGTCTGAATATACTCCCTCGTCACATCCACCCATTTCTATTTCGTTTTTGTTTCTTTTTTATCTTCATCTTTAATAGGTTTTTCCTTACTTTCTTTAAGTGTTACCTCTAGTTTTGCAAGTGTTTTTTCAAGTTCTTCTATTTGTTTCTCTATGATACTAGTAAACATATTACTTTGTTTCTATTATTTTAAAGTAACAATCTTCTAACTCTCCATCAACCGGTCTTAAATCAGGATCACCATATCTACTATAAATTAAGTTAACCTCCCCTTTTTGGTCTTGATAAGTTGTTAGTGTTTCATATTTAAGATTTAAAATAATTGTATCAGGAAAACTACTTGTTTTCAATTCAATTGTTCTATTTGTTTCGTCAACCCCAACTACTTTAAAATACATCACCCCCACAAGGTTTCTTTGAAATTCAGGAGATTTCAACTTGATGATATCTAATTCCACTTTCTTTTTAAACTCTATAACTATTTGGTTGAATCCAATGGTTTCCATTTTTTTCTTCTCAAAGTCTTTTAATAAAACCATTAACTCATCTAACTCTTTCTTTAAACCTTGGATATCTTCAGAAGCTTGTGCGTTATCAATTTCATCTTTTTTATCTTCAATACCGTCAGCTAACTTACCACCAAGTGATGAGAACACTTTCTTTGCAACAAACATTGGTGGTGAACGAACAAAACTAACCACATCCCACATCCAGTTTTCCTTTAAGAGATTATCTATACCTTTATTGATACCCTCTATTATAAATTCTTGTTTTACTATTTTATCTTTGAGATTCATAATGGTTTTTATTAATAAATATCTTAAAATATAAAAAGATTATTCTTCTTTAGGTTGCATTAATGAAATAAAATTCCTCCTAGCCCATGTAGGCATTATAAGGATGTCACTATATGTGAATCCATTCTTAACTAAATATAAAATTTCTGTTTGTAAATTACCTAAATAATTAGAATTCAGGCCATAAAAAATTAGTTCTGATCGTAAGAAACGTAGCAGCTTCAACCCCTCCTTGGATTGTTGCGACAGTTTCAAAATCAATGCCTGGTTCTATTTTTGTCATATACTTTCTTAAAGTTCTACTATCCTTAATTGACATTTTCTTAATAATTCCTGATAACCTCAATTTATCATCTATATCACCTATTTGCATAATTTGTCTTTCTAGACGTAATGTAATTTTTTGGGATATATCGTCATTATTACGTTCCATCAGACTTTTATCTAAAATATCAACCTCATCTTCATCTCTCCCTGTTAATAACCTAAATTTAACCATTTGTTTAGAATGTGGTAGTTCAAAATCAAAGTGACCTTTATCGTCAGGTTGGATATCTAATTTCTTCTGTTTAAGGTTATTGAGATCTATTTCCCCCTCCACAATTTTTCCTGTAGTTGGGTGTATTACCGCTTGTTTATAAATTTCACCTAAACCTGTTGACCTTAAATAAATTAATATTGCCATCCTATCACCCTCCAGTAAGTCTTTAGTATCAAACCCTAAATCTTTTACTTTCCTTTCCAATAAGATATCTATCAGTTTACCACTATTAACAATGTTAGGTGAACTTAAAATATTTTCATCCATTGTTGTTAAGAATGACACCTTAACATTTGATTTTTTATTTGTATATAAAATACCTTGTGATGGTAACTCAATAACATCATATTGCTCCTTGTACTCATCCGGTACATAATTAGGATCCATATTACCTAAATGTGCGCTCTGCTCCATAAAACTTTTTTTATTAAAATATATTACTTATCTTGTAAAGATAAAGTCTTTAACTCTTCTTCTATTTCTTCAAGTTCATTCATAATAGAGATTTCCATCTCATCACCAACACCCTCTGAAATAATTTTAATTAAATACTTAATTCTTTCTCTTATTTCTAAAACATTCATTATATTTATTCTCCTTTATTTCCACCATCCCATTTTTTATACATTGAATCTCCAGTTTCTTTTTCCGTTCCTACCTTATTATTAATTGATTCAGGTAAGTTCTTTACACTAATAAGTAATTTCTCAACAGGTGTGCCTTTAAAATAACCAGGGGCAGAATCATATATTTCTTTCACTGGGCTATATATCACACTTAATGGTGTATCGCAATCATTAAACTGGAATATGGTTTTAACATATGATTTTGGTAATGCAATCAATAGATTCATAATGGTATTTAATAAACTAAACTCCAAAGGATCACTCACCCCCAATAAATTGAAATTTTTATCTTCCACTGCCTTTATAAATTCATCTTGGTTGGTAACTCTATCTTTTAACCCCAAACCACATAAATAATGGGTTATCAAATTGGCAACAAAAGTCGTATATAACCAGAAACCAACAACCTGAGCTGCTATGGGATACCTACTAGTACCCTCAGCTCCCTTCACAAACTTCAACATGTATTTTCCCATTTTATAAACCGCTGTTGGCGGAAATAGACCCGACAAAAAAGGCTTAAAAAACGATGCCATTTTAGGGTATTTTGATAAGGATTTCAAAGAATTTTGATATAGTTTTTTTGCTGCTGCAATACCCTTTAACTCAACCCCTAATACCTTACTAACTTCCTTGGTTGATGTCAACTTGGGTGATGTCAACTTGGGTTTCCCTTTTGGTGTACCCGGAAACTCTATACTTTTACGAAAACCTTCAGGTACTTTATCACTAATAAAATCATCTGCAGTTGTACCTAGTTTCTTTTTTGATTGATTTATTGCACTCTTAATAAATTCTTTATTTTTGGAAATAATTTTCATACCCTCTTCACTATTCCTTATAAAAGCACCTCCTGTTTCAGCGTCAAATATTATATCATCGATATACTTTTCCGGGTTAGCAGCAATTATCGCTCTACCTTGAGTAGAGGTGATGTTATAAACATTACCTTTTTTAGATACTACCTTACCTTTCTTTAATAATGAGTTCCAATTTTTTAGATTACTTTTTGCGGTTAACGGATCAATGATTCTTTTTTGAATTGATTTCTTTGCCTTAGGTACTACGTCTTTAACTTTTTTAATTGCTTTCTTACCACTTTTTATAGTTGCATCAGTATTATTTTTTAATTTTTCTAAAATAGTTTTAATTCTAGATGAAAAATCCTTTATTCCTTTTGATATTTTATCAGCGTTTTTACCAAGTAATTTCTGACCAAGTTTACTACCTAATGCTTCGTCAACAGATTTAGGTAACAGATTCAAAAAAGTACCAATATGTTTTGACACCATATCCCAAGCCTTTTTTACCATCGGCAACTCTTTCAATAACATCTTTCCACCTGATTTAACAAATCTTTTAAGAATCGGTGCAACTGCTTGTAATGCTCCGGGTATTAAAGCAAACATACCTGTTATTGCCGCCATTAAATAAAGTGTGTCTTTTTCTTCCCCTGATGAAAATTGGGCTTCTACAACATAACTTAAAGCGTGTACTACATCAATTATAAGTCCTGACCCAGGCACTATGAAATCTGCTGCAGTAGAAACTATGTCAACACCTGTATGTAAAATATCACTTATTGACCAACCATCATCTGATGATGCTATTTTACCTGTAGACCCTAACGCTTTAGTAACACCCAACGCTTGTTCAGTTAAAGGTAATACTTCACCAGTTTTACTACTATATACTTGTCCTTTATAAACAACATATTTTTTATCTTCAGTAATTCTACACGTCATTAATTCTCTTAATGGTGAAAATACCTCATTAAGATTATTTAATAAAAGTCTACTATATTGACCCTCTGTTATCTTTATTACTTTATTCATAATCCTTCATTTATTTTCATTTGTTTTATATTTTCTGATAATGTATTAAATAATCTAGCTGAGCAGTCATTCAATAACCTCAATAAGTCATCTCTATAACCATTATATTCTTTCATATTTAAATAATACGTCATACCCTGGATTTCATCAAATAATGATGTTCCTTCACTATTTTGATAGAGGTGTTTAAAATTTTCTAATGATTGACAATCACCATTAAATTTATCATATATAAATTCACTTACCCTTAGCATATCATCCTCCTCTTCATCATCAACCCAATTAGATAAATTATTAATTTCTTGTTGTGTTTCAGTATCAATAGTTATTTTCTCTTCACCTGTTGGTAGTGTTTGTTTAAATATGTCATCAAAAAGATCCTTAAAAGAATTTTTAAACTCTGTTATCATCTCATCCCCCTTTTTAACTGTTTGCCCATCTTTTACGTATGAAACAACTTTAAAACCATCAGGTGTTGCAGATGGAAATTTAAAGTCGTAATTACCCCAAAGTTTAATTTTAGTTAAACCTACTAATTCTGGGTATTGACCCATAGTAAAATCAAACTCACTATTACCCCCACTATCTATTACTACCATAAAATTAGGTTTTTCAAAAAAATAAAAATTATAAGTTAAATTCATTGTTTTGAAACTATACCCTAAATGACATCCAAAGTTAGAAACCCATGATTGTTGTGGGTTCAATTTAGGTGGAACACCTAAACCTGACTTTGGTAGTTTAAATTGACCCTTTATAAAAGACAATCTTTTGTCTGTTCCTAAACAAGGGTCTTCCTCTTCCTGTTCTTTCAAGAAGATTCTTTCATATTGACTTTCAGATATGATAATAGATTTACCCATTATACTTTTATCCAATCATATGACCCACCTTTAGTTTTTGTTGGGTCAGTCTTCTGTGTTTCATCCCCAGAATCACGATCTATACTATCAGGTATACCATCACCATCAGCGTCAGGTACATCATCCTTAACATCATCCTTAACATCATCAGATAAAAATTGTTTAATCGCCGATTTTAGACTACCTCCCTCACCATTTGTAAATTTATATGTGTCTTTCTTACAATCATACGTACCCCTTCGTTCAACAATTCTCTCTCCCCCTCCTAAAGCCTTCTTATGTATACTCTCTCTAGAATCCATTGCCACTTCAACTGATCCGTCAGCATAGAATAACATTTCTGTTTTTAGCTGTTGTTCGTTTGAATTTGATATTATAAACACCTTCTTACCACCAACTTCAGTATGTTCACCACCACCCTCAAAATCTATACAGTCATACATTTCTTGACCACTTGGTACCTCTCCTTTTTTAGTATCATCTACAGGTGTATCTGATATTTGACCAATTGCTTTATCAAAGTTACCACTTAATTTATCACTAAATGTTTTATCACCCTCAACCCATTTCCAATTTTCTACAATTGCTTTATCAATATCAAAATCCATAACCGATTCGAATAATGATTTCTTATTAATTTTACTTTCTCTTACATAGTTCGCAACCACTTTACCATCTTTAAGTTTTTCTGCTTTACCATCACCTGAAGATACATAAGTAAATCCTTTTTGTGAACCACCTATCTGTGTTAACGCTGCAGTAAAATCACCTTTATTTGTTGGTGCTGTATCCGTAGGTGGTGTTGTAGTTTTAGTATCCGTAGGTGGTGTTGTAGTTTTAGTATCCGTAGGTGGTGTTGTAGTTTTAGTATCCGTAGGTGTTGCTGCAGGTTGTTCACCATCCGTAGGTGTTGCTGCAGTAGTTTTAGTATCCGTAGGTGTTGCTGCAGTAGTTTTAGTATCCGTAGGTGATAACCCCGTTGCCGCTGCTGCCGTAGGTGCTGCTGCCGTAGGTTGTGTTGTTACTTCTTCTTCTGGTGACGTTGTTGCACCTTCGGTGTCACCATCACCGTTCATCACAACCTTAAATTTTAAAACATCTCTTTTCTTTTTATACCCCCCTTTAATTTTAACAGGGACTAACTTAGCAGATTTTTTATCATAAAACATCCCCTCTTCCCCCATAGAAGCTAATATATTATCTACCGCTCTTTGGAATTGAGGGTCGAATTCTTTTTTTAGAGTGATATTACCGTTCTTATCATAATCTAATAATTGTGTGTTTTTCTTCCCAATTAATGTAAAAATACCTTTATTATCTTTTTTTAATTTAAACGAATTACCTAATTCATTTTTACCCTTATCAATTACCTTATCTTCAGTTAATATTATCTTACTACTCTCTAATATTAGATTACCATATAATCTTTCTTCTGTAAAAAGTTGTTTGATTCTATCTGATTGTTCATTTAAGTTTTTCATATATTCTTTTCTTTATAAATATTCCATAAAACAAAAAAGTCACCCTTTTGAGGTGACTTTTAAATAATATGTTTATATTGTGTTTATATTAGAATACGTTGATAGCTCTATCGAATCTCAAAGTACAAGTAATATCAGCCAAATCAGACGAACTGTAATCTAATGAACCAAAATCGGCATCATTTAATTGAGTTTGTTGTAGAATCCATTTCTGAACAACTACACCTGTTGGATCTAACATTTCTAGTTCAACATCTTTCTTATAACCAGCAGCATAACCTTGTCTACCTGTTACAGATTCAGAATGAAGTCTAACCCATTCCATCATTGCTTGTGTTGCAGAAGGTCCGATTGGATCCCTTAATGTAATTTGAATAGTCTCCCATTTAAATCTACCTATTACAAAAGTAGATGTATTAAGAAAAGGTATTTCCACCTCATCACTTGTATATTTCGGTCTTGAACCAGTTGACACCCACCATTCTTGAATACCTAACTCATCAGGAAATCTAAAGATGAACCTATTCTTTCTTAGAGGTTCGTAAGGAACGGGCATTCTCATTAATAAATCAGCCATAGTTGTATTGTTTTAATTTTCTTTTATTCTTTATTTATAAATATTTACTTTTCAGAAATATTACTTTTTAATTATAATTCTTTTTTTCTTAGTGTCTTTAGGGTCTGAAGTATCATACACTAAAAACTTAATATTGGGGTATGCTTTATGTAATTCAGCTCTAATAAACTCTTCAGCTTTAATGACATTACCTAAATCATCGTCACTAAACCCAACACTCAATCCCTCATAACCATCATCACCTTGTAATTGTTTTGCTGATTGAACAACTCTTCTAACAAAATCTTCTAACGCAATAGTTTTTGATTTTTCTGGGTTAGCACCACCACCTGAAACATCCACACCAAACCTTTTACCGAATTCTTCTGATGATACTGGGTGATAGTCTTGTAAATCTAAATATTGTTTAATGGTGGTACCTTTAA